CGGCCATCAAGCCCAACCTCATAAGGGCAGCTTTCAGCGGGGTTACGTTCTTGGAACGTGGGAGTCTGACAACTCTCGGCGGGCTTGCCCCCCCTGTTTTGGTCGCGCATCTCAGCGCTCCCGACTCGAACAACGTCGGCATAGGAAGTTTTTGTCACGGTTTTCACCGGTAGTGGTAATACTTCTTCTCCCTCTCCTTCGCTGCTCGCGCCTTCCGGTAACTCCCCCCAAAGGCCAGAGAACGCATCCTGTTCTCCGGCCGTCTTCGCAGGGTCGCTACGCGAGGAGGCCTCCACCGCCGACAAACCGACGAGCTTAGAAAGCTCTTCGGGTGTGGCGGCGGCAGTGGCCTCCAAAACCTCGCATCCTTCGCAACCGAGACATGACCCAATAAAGTGTGCATGCTCGTTCACGGCGTCAGCGCAGTTTCGCGTAGTTTCCTCACAAAGATGGAAGTGTTTCCGACGGATTCGGAAAAGGGCGGCTTTGTCATTCTTCTTCGCCCTCTCCTTCTTTTGCTTCTCCTCCTGGTTTTTCGGTGGGTTTGCCTTGTCTTTGGCCTGTTTTGCCTCCGCAACCTCCACAGCTTTCACCTCCTCCTCACGCGACTGCCGCGTTCGGTGGTGGTGCTCATCTGGACAGAGATCACTCCGGCTCGGGCAGACCTTGACCAAGCATTCCTTCTTAAACCCGGGGTGTGAAGCTTCCCCAATGCGTATCCCCAAAAGACCCCCCGGAGGGTCCTTATAGGACACAAAATCCACCGCGGCTTCCGACCGCGTCTTTCCGCTATGGCGTGCCTTGCCTTTTCTTTCCTTCTTGCTCCCTCCCTTACCCTTCTTCTGCTGACGAACGTCACGTTCGTCCCAGCGATTAGGGGTCCGGGAATCTCTACCCACACGAGGGGGTAGAGAGGAACAAGGATCTTCAACCGTAACCTCCTCAACCTCTAAGTAATTCCGGTAAACTTCGAGGTCGCGCGCAAGCAAGGCACCGTGACGGTGCCGAGCAAGGCGCTTGAGTTGGTCCCGATTGGGAACATACTGTGGGACATTGCTGCTCGTTTTTGAGTCTTTTGTCTCTGCGTGTGGCGCCCCCATACCGTATTTTTGACCATTCCTTCCCCTGGCTCGTTTGGGGAGTTTGCAATGCTAAGCCAACCGCGCCAACATGGACGCGAGTGATGCTGGCCGCACCAATAGTAGGTTTACAGCCCTAAACTGTTGAGTTTTGAAGACTCGACTTTTATCTGGTGTGTCCATTCGGGGGCAAGAGCCGCACTTGAACGGTCAGGTCCTTGCAAGGGACCTGGCGTGGCGTGTAACCCCCTAGCGGTGTATATGATTGACAATGGGCCCCGATGCCCTACCACCCCCCCCATGTTAGGGAGATGGGTTCCGCTATATCGTTAGCGTAACGGCTGACTACAGCTTACCGGTTTACGTCCGGCAACGGGTAGTGACTACCGGGTCCGGCCCCCTCCAAAAGGGGGGGGAACCAGGACACCATCGCCGAAAAATTCATTATGCACCTCAACCATTGCACGGATTTTGTCAGAACGCGCGGCCTCTTCCTCTTGCTTTCGCTTGAGGTCGAGAACGTTCCGCGCGACAACGTAATCCATCCGGCCTTCTTCGTAGGTTGGAGACCGAAGTCTCGCAGCCAACACCTGAATCTTGGCCTGCCGACGCAGACTTTCCTCAGGCAAGAAGCCGACCAGATGTGACCCATCAATGAGGTCACTATACTCTTGGTAGAGTTTCAAGTACTCCTTTGCCAGCGGTGTTAAATCGCTTAGCGGGGGGAGCGGCCCATTGAATTTTCGTGGTTCGAGCAACACTATGTCATAGGTCGCCCACAACTCACCACAGATGTAACTGCCCGGGGATCCTCCCGTAACAATTTGCAACTGCGCCAGCACAACCTGCTCAGCAATGAAAGTGGCTCCAGTGGCGGAACCATCTCGCGTATACTTAACAGGGAGCTG